AATCTAGTGCCTGTCTTTAATCATTTATGGGGAAGGCCCCAGTATTATGAAGCTAGTATACAAATAGCTAATTACAGTCCTAGAGAAATATCTGAAATATCTTATCACTTTGATAGTGCTGGGGATGTTTCCGTAGTAGTCCCTTTAAATACTGAAGAGTATGAAGGGGGTGGAACAGAGTTTTTGAATCGAGGTATAGTTGAACCCTTACCCAATGGGACAGCTTTATTTTTTGATTCTTTTACTAATAAACATAGAGGTCTTGCTGTAACAAAGGGACAAAGATACTTATTAGTAATGTGGATAAAAGGTTATAATTATAACTTTGATTTAACAAGGGAATAAAATATGGAATTTATTATAGATTTAATTACAACAGGTGCGTATATAATTACAGCAGCTTCAATTATTTCCACCTACACGCCTAGCGAAAAGGATATGACATTGGAAGATATTAGTAATGTAAGTACATGGGTTTCTAAATTATATGGGTATATAGATTTAATTGCTTTAAACTTTAAAGTTAAACGATAGGCTATTACAAGTGGCAGACGAAACTAAAAAATTAACAGAAAAACAAGAAGCCTTTTTGGAAGCTCTTTGTGGGGAAGCCAAAGGGAATATTCGTGGTGCTATGAGTTTAGCTGGATATTCTGAAAATACTAAGATAAGTGAAATTGTAGGCTCTCTTAAAGATGAAATAGTAGAAAGATCTTCTTTGTTACTAGCCATGAACGCACCCAAAGCTACATTTAGTATGGTAGATGTATTAGATGATCCTGGACAGATGGGGGCACGAAACGCAGTTTCGGCAGCAACCCAAATATTAGATAGAACAGGACTTGTCAAGAAAGAACAAATACAAATAACTACTGATACAGGGGGATTATTCATATTGCCACCAAAGAAAGAACATGACTCAGAAGATAGTAATACAGGAGACATGGGAGAGTAAAACTCGCCCCAATCCTACAGCTAAGATACCTTATGGGTATCAAGCAAATAAAGATGATCCTTTACTTCTAGAGCCTATTCAAGAGGTTGTAGAGAAGGTGAGCATTGCCTTATCGTATATAGATAATGGAAATTCTTTAAGAGAAACCGCAAGGTGGTTATCTGAAGAATCAGGTTGTTCTATTTCTCATCAGGGGCTGTCTAATATCTGGAAGCGTTTTAGAGGGGATACTAAAAATAACCCAAGAGCAAAAAAACTTTCTGATAGGAAAAAGAAAAACTCTCCTAAAACCAAGAAAGAAAAGGAAGCGTATCAACTTAGACAAAAAAGAGCAGCAGGAAAACGCTCAGTTACTGTTACAGAAAAAAAACTAAAGGAATTTAGTAAAGCGACAAAGGATGTCGCACCCAATGGGTTAGGTGGGTTTGAAAGTATAGAAACCTTACCTAAAAATAAAGAAATATTATTTAAGCCAAATCCAGGGCCACAAACAGAATTTCTCGCAGCAAACGAAAGAGAAGTTTTATATGGTGGTAGTGCTGGGGGTGGAAAGACCTACAGCTTAATTGCAGACCCTATGAGGTATTTCCATAATAAAAATTTTAATGGTTTAATTCTCAGAAGGACAAACGATGAATTAAGAGAAATGATCTGGAAGACTCAGGAGTTATATCCCAGGGCTTTTCCAGGAGCTAAATGGGGGGAAAAGAAATCTCAATGGACTTTTCCTAGTGGGTCTAGATTATGGCTTACCTATTTAGAAAGAGATGAAGATTGTTTAAGGTATCAGGGACAAGCGTTTAGTTATATTGGTTTTGATGAATTAACTCAACACCCAACGCCTTTTGCATGGAATTACATGAGATCTAGGTTAAGAACTACAGACCCCGACCTTCCAATCTTTATGAGGGCAACAACTAACCCAGGTGGCCCTGGGCATAGTTGGGTAAGGGAAATGTTTATAAAACCAGCTCCAGAAAATAGGAGCTTTCCTGCAACCGATATTGACACAGGAGAGGTATTAGCGTATCCTAAAGGTCATGAAAAAGAAGGTAAAATTCTATTTAATAGAAAGTTTATACCCGCTAAATTAAAAGACAATCCATACTTAGTACAAGGTGGGGCGTATGAAGCTAATTTGCTATCTTTACCAGAGATGCAAAGAAGGCAACTCCTAGAAGGAGATTGGTCAGTAGCAGAAGGAGCTGCTTTTTCAGAATTTAAAAATAGTATCCATGTTGTTGACCCTTTTGAAATACCTCATGATTGGACTAGGTTCAGGTCTTGCGACTTTGGGTACTCTAGTTTTAGTGCGGTACATTGGTATGCTATTGATCCTGCTTACGAGAATTTAGTTGTATATAGAGAGTTATATGTATCAAAACATACAGCAAGAGACCTAGCTAGAAGAATATTAGGAATAGAAATAGAAGCTAAAGAACAGATAGCGTATGGGGTATTAGACTCTTCTTGTTGGCATAACCGAGGTCAGTTTGGGCCTAGTATTGCAGAAGAAATGATGAATGAAGGAGTCCGGTGGAGACCTTCGGATAGAACTGCAGGGTCTAGAATAGCAGGGAAAAACAGACTACATGAATTATTAAAAGTAGATGAAATAACAGATATGCCTGGTATTTGTTTTTTTGAAACTTGTAGGCAGGTTATTTCAGATTTGCCTGTTATACCTTCAGACCCAAAAGGGACTGATGATATAGATAAAAGATATGCTTCAGATCACACTTATGACAGCATTAGGTATGGAATCCAAACAAGACCAAGAACTATATCTTTATTTGACAGGGAAAAACCAGAATACAAATGGAGACCTGCCGATACAACCTTTGGGTATTAAAAAATTATGGCATTAGTAAAAAAACCAACAGATGATGAGAATTTACCTTTTGACGCAAAGAAAGAGGATGATTCAGTAGTAGCCCTTGGAGAAGAGGGGGATGTTGAAAATCAAAACCAATCTTACTCTGGGTTAGTAGATTATATTGAAAGTAAATTTAATAAATCAAAAGACAACCGATACTCAGATGAGGAAAGATGGCTGTCTTCGTATAGAAATTATAGAGGGTTATACTCTACTGACGTTCAATTTAATGACACAGAAAAGTCTAGGGCTTTTATTAAAATAACTAAGACTAAAGTTTTAGCTGCGTATGCACAGATTATAGATATTTTGTTTGCTGGAAATAAATTTCCTATAGGTATTCAAGCAACCATATTTCCTAACAACGTATTAGATTCGGCTTATTTTGATCCTAAAGAACCTACTGAAGCTAAGATAGCAGAACTCACAGGTAAGAAATCTGCAACAATTAAACGAAAAGATATACTTAAAGAAGTAGGGGCTTATGAGGAAGCACTACAAAGTATTGAAGATGAGCTTCAAGAAGGTGCGGGTAAAACCCCAACAGCCTTTACCTATGAACCTGCTAAGAAAGCAGCAATGGGAATGGAGAAAAAAATCCATGACCAATTAGAAGAGTCTCATGCTAGTAAGCATTTAAGGTCTGTTGCTTTTGATATGTCTTTATTTGGTACAGGAGTCCTTAAAGGGCCTTTTGCTTTTGATAAAGAATACCCTAGATGGAACGAAGATGGAGAATATGATCCTATCTTTGAAACTATCCCTAAAGTAGAAGCAGTTAGTGTTTGGAATTTCTACCCAGATTATGATGCTAGAAGTATGTCTGAAGCTGAATATACGATTGAAAGACATCGTATGAATAAATCAGAACTTAGAAATTTAAAGCACAGACCCTACTTTAGAAAAGAAAGTATAGAATTGGCAATAGAAAATGGTGCTAACTATACAAAAGAATATTGGGAAACTGAATTAGAAGATAACAACTCTACTTTTGAGGTAGATAGGTATGAAGTCCTAGAGTATTGGGGTACTATGGATTCTGAAACTGCTGAATTAGCAGATCTTGACATCCCAAAAGAATTAGAAGATAAAGATGAGGTTCAAGTCAATGCGTGGATATGTAATGGAGAGATATTAAGATTAGTACTTAATCCATTTACTCCAACTAGATTACCATATCATGCGACACCTTATGAGTTAAACCCCTACTCATTTTTTGGTATTGGTCTTGCTGAAAACATGGAAGACACCCAACTATTAATGAATGGGTTTATGAGAATGGCGGTGGATAACGCTGCACTATCTTCAAACTTACTTATAGAAGTAGATGAAACGAATTTAGTTCCTGGACAGGACTTATCGGTATACCCTGGAAAAATATTTCGTAGACAAGCAGGTGCACCCGGACAAGCAATCTTTGGAACTAAGTTCCCTAATGTAACGCAAGAATGTTTACAGATGTTTGATAAAGCTAGGCAACTAGCAGATGAATCAACAGGTATGCCTTCTTATGCACATGGTATGACAGGAGTAATGAGTGTAGGTAGAACTGCATCAGGAATGTCTATGCTAATGGGAGCTGCTGCACAAAATATTAAAGCAGTAGTAAGAAATATAGACGATTATTTATTGTCTCCACTAGGCAAAAGTCTTTTTAGTTTTAATATGCAATTTAACTTTGATAAAAATTTAATTGGAGACTTAGAAGTAGTTGCTAGAGGAACAGAAAGTCTTATGAGAAATGAAATAAGATCTCAAAGACTTATTCAATTTATGCAGATGTCGGCTAATCCACAGATGGCCCCATTTGTTAAGTATGATTACATACTAAGAGAACTAGCTTCTTCAATGGATTTAGATGAGGATAAAATCCTTAATGATCCTAGAGAAGCAGCAGTACAAGCTAAGATGATGGCTGAGTTGGCAGCACTAATGCCACAACCCCCTCAACAAGCACCTCAACCACCCCCAGGTGGTGGTGCACCTAGTCCAAACGATCCAACAGGAACAGGTGGTGGAAACATAGCCCCAGGTAATGCACCAGAACCAGGAGCACCTGGATTCACAGGAGCAGGTGGGGGAGCAAACACGCCACCCCCAGAAGAACCACAGGGTTAGTAGATGATAAAAGAACAGGCTAGAGAGATACTACCTCTCGTAAATGATCCTGAGATGCACCCTAGATTAATTCAGTATGCAGATCAGAGGTTAGGAATTTTAAGACAGCATTTAGAGACAGAAAAAAGTTCTCAAAAGATGTCTGAACTCCAAGGAGCTATAGCGGAAATAAAGCGTATCTTTACCCTAAAAGCTGAAGTTAGGGGAGAACTGGAAAATAAAAACTAAATGGATCAAGAACAAATAGATAAAATTTTAGAAGAGCACAGAACTAAAAACTTTGTGCAAAGGATTTTAAATCCAGAAAATGCTCCAACCCCCTTATTAGTAGAGGGGCAAAAACAAACTCATTTTATGAGTGCTGAGTATTTAGGAGAAGGGGAGTCAATACCCGCAGTTTTCCCTACAGTTATAGAAACAGAAGAAGGAGAGCTTTCTAAATTATCTTTAAAAGAAGCAAAAGATCACGCCCTTAATACAGGGGAATATATAGAGTTTGATTCTATAATAGAAGCAGATACTTTTTCACAGAAGTATAAAGGCTCAGAAGACTCTGGGTTTAATAAATTTTATAGTCCGGAAGGAGATGAAGGACTTATGAGTGGGGAAACAATGAAAAAAGAAATGAAAAAAGGATACTATCATGGTGGTATGATGATGCCAGAAATGATCGTAGGTATTGATGAGGTTTCAGGAAATGAAATCCCACCTGGGGCAGATGCAGAGAATGTTCGTGATGATATTCCTGCTGCTTTATCCGAGGGCGAATTAGTTATACCTGCAGATGTAGTTCGTTATCATGGTCTTAAAATGTATGAAGACATGAGAGTTGAAGCAAAGATGGGCCTGATGTCTATGAAGGCAGACGGACAAATTAGGGACATAGAAGAAGAAGAGTATGAAGAAGAAGACTCTGAAGAAGAAACACACACTATGCCAGATGGAACTGAAATGCCTGGAGCTACACACGAAGAGTATGAAGAAGAAGAAGATGGATCTGAAGAAGAAACACCTGAAGGCAATGAGGTTGAGAAGGCTGAGTTGGTTAGTGAAGAAGAAGAAATTGAATTTAAAGAAGACTCAGAAGGTGTTGAAGAATACCCCTCAAAAACAGATGATTTTGATACAATGGAAGTTGGAGACAACTCTATTATAAAATTATTTATTAAAGGTCTAATGGGTAAATAGATGGCTCGGCAAGGACACGAATTTGTTGATAGTCAAAATGTAGCTAGAGAAAAGCTAAAAAAAGAATATTTAAGTAAAAAAGGATCTGCTGGTAAAGGAAGTTCTCCAAGACCTGGTATGTATTCTCAACAATATAAAGATAATTGGGAAATTATTTTTGGTAACAAAAAACATAAGACTGAAGAAGAACAAGATTAATTTATAAGAATTTTGCAGAATGGCTACCTGCTTAACCCTCGTATTTATACGAGCTACTTAACAGCCCCGTAAGGAGTAAAATTATTATGGCAAAATACCAAGGTGCATATCGAAATGAACTCGATAAAGAAGATGAAGTCCCACAAGCACAGGGACAAGAAGAAGCAGTAAATACTGCTCCTCTTAATGCTGAAGAAGAAACTTTTAAAAAGCGTTATGGAGATTTACGAAGGCACTCCCAAAGTACTAAGAATAAGTATGAGGATGCCCTTGCTAAACTTCATGGACAATTAGCTGATGCTACTAAAGCTCAAATAAAGTTTCCTAAAACAGAAGAAGAGATAGATAGCTGGTCAAAACGCTACCCAGATGTGGCTGCAGTTATTGACACTATCGCAAAGAAAAGGTCTTTAGAAGTTCTTGAAATTGGTGAACAGAAAATGGAAAGATTGAAAAATCTTGAAGAAACTATCATCAGAGAAAGAGCAGAAAAAGAACTAAAAGACACTCATCCAGACTTCGATGATATTCGTATGGATAAGGGTTTTCACGAATGGGTGGCTAAACAACCACAATCTATTCAAGATTCTTTGTATAAAAATACAACTGATGCAAGAGTAGCAGCGAGATCTATTGATTTATATAAATCAGATATGGGTCAAAGAACTAAAGGCAAAAAGACTAATAGCAAAGCTGCTGCCCAATCTGTAGGCAGATCTACTAGAACTAGCCCTCAAGATTCAGTTAAAGCAACTTTTTCAGAAAGTATGGTTTCTAAAATGAGTCCACAAGAGTATGATGCTAATGAAGCATCTATTATGGAAGCAATGAAATCCGGAACTTTTGATTACGATTTATCAGGTGCTGCTAGATAATTAATGTATAATTAATAGTAGTCCTTGCTAATTCACTTATATTCTGTTATATATAAGTGGACTGAATTGTATTTATGATAATAATATATCAGTACAATTCGCCCAAAGTACTAACGAGCCGACTCGTTCCCACCTCAAGTACTTTTATTTCAAGAAAACAACAAATAAGACAACCTTTCCCCTAGGCCCATTAGATTTTTAAAATGATACTCTAGGTTAGTTAAGCCCTTCTGCGTGGATTTTTTTGTTTATGTAAAATGTAAAACATTTTGTTTTATGTTTTCGCTATATTTCAAAGGAGAAATAATATGGCATTCGCAAAAGCTAGTGGATACGCTAACTTACCAAATGGTAATTTTAGTCCAGTAATCTACTCACAAAAAGTCCAAAAAACATTTAGGAAACTAAGCGTTGTTGAGGACATTAGTAACACCGACTATTTCGGTGAGATCTCTGACTTCGGTGATAGTGTAAAAATTATCAAAGAACCAGAAATCACAGTAACAGCCTATGAAAGAGGAACAGCAGTAGCTGCCCAAAACTTAGCTGATGCTGATTTTAGTATGGTTATTAACCAGGCTAATTATTTTATGTTCAAAGTTGATGACATCGAAGCGAAACATTCTCATGTTAACTTCATGGATCTAGCTACTGATCGTGCAGCCTTTAAATTAAAAGATACTTTTGATGCAGAAGTTCTTGGTCATTTATCTGGTTTCACAGGTAGTGCAGGTTCATACGCTGAGAGAACAGCTCTTGAAACAGGAAGTACTAAATCAGACTCGACTGCTGATAATTCAGAACTTTTACTTGCTAACAAATTAGATATTACCGACTTCGGTGGTTCTGATCTGGGTGCAGATTCAAGTCTGACTTCTATACCTGTCGATGCTGCAGGAACTACTGCATCTCCATTAGATGTTCTTAACAGAATGTCTAGATTGTTAGATGCTGCTGATGTTCCTACAGATGGTAGGTGGTTTGTAGCCGATCCTGTTTTTTGGGAAATCTTAATGGATGAAGACAGCAAGTTTATCAGTAACGATTACGCTGGTGGACAAGATGCTGGAGACATTCTTAGGAATGGCAAAGCAACGCAAGGAATGATTAGAGGATTTAGAGTATATAAATCTAATAACTTGCCTTACGTTGGTACAGGCCCAGGAACTGTAGCAACTGCTGGTTCAGAAACGCACTTCGGAGTTCTTGTCGCAGGACACGACTCTGCTGTAGCAACTGCACAGCAACTGTCTAAAACTGAAAGCTATAGAGATACAGCTTCTTTCGCAGATATTGTGAGAGGACTTCAACTCTATGGTCGTAAGATTCTTAGACCAGAAGCTATTGTTACTGCTCAGTACAACAAGCGTAGCTAATAATTAGCACTTTGGGGTAGCCTCAATCTTGGGGCTACACCCATTTTTTTATATAAGATTTATCGGACAACCTAATCGTGGCAACTACTTTTTTAGACCTTACAAATAAAGTCCTAAGACGCTTAAATGAGGTAGAAATAACTTCATCGGACT